ATCCGGAGAGACCACCACAAAGGCCATCACCACGGCGGCGGGGCATTTCCGGGTATTGGATTCCGAGCTGCCGGACAGCGCCGGAAACGCTGGGGCCATCACGCCCAGCGACAAGGACCAGTTGCAGGCGGAGATCGCAGGCATGGAGGCACTGTTTACCACGGCAAAAGCGGCGGCAGAAGCAGCAGCGGACAACGCCAAAGCCAGCGAAACGGCAGCGGCGGAAAGCGCGGCAAGTGCCGCCGGGAGCGCCGGAGTGGCAAGCGAGAGCGCGAAGCAAGCGGAACGGGCGAAAAGCGGCGCAGCAGGCAGTGCGGCGAGTGCCGCTGGAAGTGCGAAAGCCGCCAATGATTCCGCAGAAAGAGCGAAGAAGGCGGAAACCGGCGCAAATGCCGCAAAATCGAAAATCGAAAATATGACTGTCGATGCGGAATCCCTTCCAGCCGGAAGCCATGCAACTGCGGAGAAAGAAAACTTTGATGATTCCTTCCATATTCATTTCGGGATCCCGGAGGGGAATGTTGGTCCCACGGGACCGCAGGGAATGCAAGGGATTCAGGGTCCGCAAGGAATTCAGGGAAATGACGGTGTGCAGGGACCGGAAGGAAAGCAGGGAGTGCAGGGACCCGCCGGACCGAACGGGGCGCAGGGACCACAGGGCATTCAAGGCGAGACCGGTCCGCAGGGACTGCAAGGACCTGTAGGTCCGAGAGGACCGCAGGGCATTCAGGGTCCACAGGGTCCGGAGGGACCGGCTGGCGTTACGGTTCCTGCATCCGGGCTTTACGCCTTTCACGTGGATGAAAACGGGGACCTGATCCTTTCCTATACCGGGGGCGACGCCCCGGATTTTCGCATTGATGACAATGGCGATTTGATTCTGACGATTTAAGCGAGGAGTTGAGGATATGGCTACAGATATTCGCATTGGACATGTGGTCGGACCGCAGGGCGAACAGGGAGCTACTGGTCCGCAGGGTCCGGAGGGACCCATTGGACCGATTGGCCCTGCCGGGGAACAGGGTCCAACGGGTCCACAGGGACCTGCCGGAAAGCAGGGACCCACGGGACCACAGGGCGAACAGGGAATTCAGGGAGCAAAGGGCGAACAGGGACCACAAGGAGAACAGGGACCGCAGGGCGTTCAAGGTCCTGCCGGACCGCAGGGCATTCAGGGGAAAAGTGCATATGAAACGGCGAAGGATTCTGGATATGTAGGTTCGGAGACAGATTTCAATAAAGCTATGAGCGAAATTCCAGACCATATGTCCAATACGGTAAAGCACATTACTGCCGCCGAAAGAAAGAACTGGGACGGCAAGGCGGCGGGGAAACACGCCAGCCAGCACGGGAAGAATGGAACGGACCCCCTCACACCTACGGCCATCGGGGCAGTTGGCTACGACGCGGCGCAGAGCCTGACGGACGACCAGAAAACCCAGGCGAGGGGGAATATCAACGCCGCCCCCGGCGGGTTTGGGCTGGGAGGTGTGCTTGTAGATGCCCCCGAAAACAGCGAAGGCTTTGCAGACGCAAATCTGATTACCGCTACGGGATTCTATCGTGCAGTTAGGAACGTGCTTTATGGAGGGTGGCACTATATTATTCACTTAAACTATGATTCAGCAACGGCTTTACAACTTGCGGCTTATGTGAGTGGAGAGGTATATGGAGCGCGCGAAAAGCGTCTGAATGTATGGGGCGATTGGGAGCATACTAACCCTCCAATGGAGCTTGGTATTGAGTACCGAACCACGGAGCGGGACCTCGGAAAGCCGGTGTACGTCAAGCTGTTTGATTGCGGGACGATTCCAGCACAAGGAACGCACAAAGACCTTGTATTTTCGCCTGATGTAGATAGTATAGTTTCAGTTACTGCCTATTCTTCACGGCGGGGGACTACTTTGCCCTATTATGATGCAAATGGCGTAAGGTATGCAATAGCAGGTACCGGCGGGAATATCGTTATGATATGGAACTATTCAGAATCTTTGACGGACACAAATGTCCATGCTTTGATTAAATACACCAAAACTACGGACTAAGGAGAAAGGACCATGAAAGTTATCAAATATCAGCTCTGCGCCGAGGTCAACCACGGCACGGAGGATGAGCCGAAGATTAAGCAGGTTTTCTCCGCTGTCACGCTGGGATGGAGCGAGGCCAACGAAAAAATTGCCAAGGCCGAAGCCTACAATGGCGAGTACACCATTGAGGATGATGGTGAGCCGGAGCCAGCACCTACCCAAATTGACCGCATCGAGGCGCAAGTGGCGTACACAGCCATGATGACTGAAACGCTGCTGGAAAGCGAGGGGTAATCCATGAAAGAGAAAATCGCAAAGTGGTACAGACAGGGGCTATGGACAAAGACCATGGCCAAGAACGCCGTGAAGAAAGGCGTGTTGACCGCTGAGGATTACGCGGAAATTGTAGGAGAAATGTATGAATAACACTTGCATCTGCTGTGGGGCTATCATCCCGGAGGGGCGGCAGGTCTGCCCCATCTGCGAGAGACGGTGGCCTGAATTTTAACCTGCACGAAACAAAGTCGGAATTATACAAAGGAGGGACACTATGAACGCAATGCACATCAAAAATATGGTGTTGGCGGTGCTGGCTGCGACCGGCTCCGTGATTGCACAGGCACTGGGGGGATGGGACATGGCGCTGAAAGTGCTGATCTGTTTTATGGTGCTGGACTACGCCACCGGATGGATGGTGGCGGCTATCTGGCACAAGTCCGGGAAGAGCAGCACCGGGGCGCTGAGTTCCGACGCGGGCTTCAAGGGACTGGCGAAGAAGTGCGTCATGCTGGCGCTGGTATGGATGGGGGCATTACTGGATCAGGCCACATCCAGCGATTTTGTACGGGACGCTGTGTGTATGTTTTTTATCGCCAACGAGGGGCTGTCGATTTTGGAGAATACCGCCATTATGGGGGTGCCCTACCCGGCCTTTGTTAAGAATATGCTAGACGCCATCCGGCAGGCCAGCGATCAGGGAAAACAGAATACGGAGGCTCACACATGAGCACGAGAGCGGGCACTGTCCCGCTCTCCGACCTCCAATTTTTGAAGATCTATTTCAACCGAAAGCGTCTCCGCTCCACCACGGCCAACCTGAAGAAGATGCTGGCGGAGGCGGGCGGGGACGCTATCTGCAATGGCTCCATTTTCCTGCGGAACCAGACACCCGCCTGCCACCTGAAAGCGGACGGCAAGGTCTACAAGGCCCCTAATTACCGGGCGTGGGGTATCAGCTGGGACAACCCGGCGGACTTCGGCGTGAAAACCGTGCCCAATGGGGACGCAAACTACATGGAGTGTGTCCACCTTATCATCGGCGGGAAGAAGATCAGCCCCATCCACTGCGGAGCGGATATGCGCTACCGTGCGCCACGAACGGCCATCGGCACCAAGAATGGGCGGTTCGCTTACTACGTGAGCAAGAACCGGCGGTCGCCGGAACAGTTCCGTGACCTGCTGGCGGCGTCCGGCTGGGACAACGCCATTATGATGGACGGCGGCGGGTCTACCTGCTTCATGGATTCGGCAGGCAAGGGCTTTACCGGGGACGGGCGGGTGATCCCGTTCTTCCTTGTGTGGAAGTACAAGAGCGGCGACGCATTTGAGCCGGAAGGAGAGAAACCTATGGTAGAGATCAACGCCTATTCCAAGGCGATGGACGGCAACAAGAAGCTGTCCACCCATTTTAAAGTGAAAGAATTTGCCTGCAAGGACGGCTCCGATGCCGTGCTGGTAGCCCCCCGGCTGGTGATGGTTTTGCAGAGCATCCGCAGCCATTTTGGCACGGCCGTGACCATCAATAGCGCCTACCGGACGCCCCAGTACAACACCAAGGTGGGCGGTGCGTCCCACAGCCAGCACTGCTACGGCACGGCGGCGGACATTTCTGTGCGTGGCCAGACCCCGGCAGCGGTGGCAGCCTACGCCAGACAGCTAATGCCGGACTGGGGCGGCGTGGGCGTGTACAGCCAGAAGGGCTTTACGCACATTGATGTGAGAGAGGTCAAATCTGACTGGAATGGATAAGGAGACGCTATGAACAAAACCATTTCAGAGGTCATCGCCCAGACGCAGGCGGTACGGCCTGACCTCTACACGGATGAACAGATCACCGGCTGGCTCTCTGAATTGGACGGGCAGCTGAGCGTGGAGCTGCTGAAAACGGACCCGGTATCCTATTCGTGGCCGGAGGACGCCGGAACGGAGCTGCTGGTGCCCCATCCGTATGACCGCCTGTATCACTTGTATGTAATCGCTATGATCGATTTATACAACCGGGAAACAGACCTGTACACCAATGACATGGCCGTGTTCAACAGTGCCATGCAGGAATACCGGAGCTATTACCGGCGGACGAACCGACCGGCAGCGGACGGGAATTGGTTCAAGACCATGTAAGGAGGGGCTATGTATCTTCCAAGTCTGAAATACGCAGAGCAGAAAACGAAACAGCAGATCGTAGAGTTTTTGGGGATCAATTTCTCCGACAACTTTACGGACGGCAATTTTTCTGCCTGCCGGAACCTCTCTACCCGCAGGTATCCCTATCTGTCTACACGGCTGCGGCGGCTGCCGGTGGGGGACTATGTGTCCCCTACCGCCGTTACCGCATGGAATAAGCTGGTGGTGGTGGACGGTACGAGCCTGATCTATGACGGCAATGTGGTTGGGACAGTGACGGCAGGGGAAAAGCAGTTTGCCGTGGTCAACACAAAGCTGGTGATCTGGCCGGACAAGAAATATCTGGACCTGAACACGTCCGCGCTGCACGAGCTTGGAGCCAGTGCAGAAAAGGCAAACGCCGTTGTGACCACGGACAGCATCACCATGACGGGGGCAGGGCTTTCCTCCAAATTCTCTGCCGGAGACGGGATCACGATCTCCGGCTGCACCACAAAAAAGGAAAACAACAAGGATATCGTCATCAAATCCGTGGATGGAGACAAACTGACATTCTCCGCAAATGCGCTGGCGGCTTGCACGGAAGCGGGTACCATGAAAATCGAGCGGAAGATCCCGGATCTGGATTTTATCTGTGAGAGTGAGAACCGGCTTTGGGGCGTGAGCAACGCCAACAAGACCATTTACGCGTCTTCCCTGGGCGATCCGAAAAACTTTTTCGTGTATCAGGGGATCTCCACGGATTCCTACGCACTGGCGGTTGGCTCTGCCGGGAATTTTACCGGGTGCTGCAAGCTGAGTTCCTCCGTGCTTTTCTGGAAGGAAAACCTGCTGCACAAAATTTTGGGCAGCTATCCGGCGGAATACGCCTTGTACACCTCGGACATTACCGGCGTGCAGGAGGGTAGCTTCAAGAGCATGCAGGTCATCAATGACGTGCTGTTCTACAAGGGGCCGGACGGTGTGTACGCCTATTCCGGCGGCACACCGTCACTGGTGTCGCAGACGTTCGGAGCCAAGCGGTTTACGGATGCCGTCAGCGGGACGGACGGCAAGAATTACTATATGTCCGCCAAGAGCGGCGGCGTGTGGCACCTTCTGGTGTATGACACCCAGCAGGGGGTATGGCTGGAAGAGGATGACACGGAGGCGCTGGATTTCTGCCGGTACAACAGCTTCCTTTACATGCTGTCCTCCGACGGATCCCTGTGGTCGCTGGATGCGGACACGGGTAGCGAGGTCATTGACTGGAGCGCCACATTTACGCCCTTCTACGAGACCATGGAGGGGAAGAATGTGTATTCCTCCCTGTATCTCCGGTTTGAGCTGGGAGAGAAGGCGTGGATGCTGGCAGAGGTACGGTGCGACAACGGAAAATGGGAGAAGATCGGAAGCCTTCACGGGAAAGGCCCGCAGCTTCTTCCAGTACGTCCCCGGCGGTGCGACAAATACGAGGTACGGCTGTCCGGGCAGGGCGCGTGCGCAATCCTTGGCATGATCCGCCGGTTCCGGGTGGGTTCGGAGGTGTAGCATGGCGATTTTTGACAAGGAATTGAACCATCTGGATCCACAGGACGCTGCCGGCAGCCTGCGGACGCTGGAAAGCTACATCTCCTATATGCGGGAGCGGCTGGAGTTCAACAACTCCAATCTCACCCGCACCCTGTCTTCGGCAGGAACCAGTACGGCGGAAATGGTGCTGATCGTGGCGGCGTTGCAGAACAACGTGCAGGCCATGCAGTCCAGCGTCACGGCGATGCAGGGGCAGATCACCACTTTGGAAACAACGGTTTCCGGGCTGAATAGCAGCATACAGACATTGAGCCAGAATGTGACGGCGCTGCAATCCTCTGTGGGCACTCTGCAATCGGACGTCGCTACGCTTAAAACCACCGTGCAGAACATCGACAAGCGCGTCACAGCGCTGGAAACAAAAGGAGGGACCACCTGATGGCAGTTTCCGAATATGATAAGAAAAACTTATCCCAGAAGGACCAAGACCGCATTGCGGATGTAACGTCCAAAGCACAGCGGGGCGAAATGTCGTGGGCTGACGCTCACAAGGCGGCAGAAAGCATCCGTGGCAATGCCGGATACTCCGGCGGACGGTATGGCAACGAGTACAACAGCAGCAAGAGCAATGGCGGGTCTTCCGGCAGCGGAGGTAGCGGTTCCTCCGGCGGGACGCCTTATGTAAAAGGACCCGGCTACGGCACCGGCGGCTATACCACGCCCGGTGCTTACGGTGTTCCCGTTCTGGACCCCACCGATATGTCCGGGTACTGGAAGAAGATGACCGGCGGTGCGGATATGAGCAGGCGTCCTGATCTTGCGGGCGGCTATGCTATCTCCAACGGTTACACCGTTTACTACGACAAGGACGGTTATGCCACGAAAGCGTCTAAAGGCACAATCGATTACACGCCCCATCAGGACATCAATGCAGGGAACGGCAGCTATAACAAAAGCGGAGCATGGACGGACAACGAGATGCTTTCCGCCGCAGATAAGCAGAAGATCGCAGACATTCGGGCGCAGATGCAGGCGGGAAAAATCACCGGGGACCAGGCTAACCAGGCGGCAAACGCTATCCGGGCGGGGTACGGCTACAGCATCGACAAAAACGGCTATGTGACCGACAACGGAGCCTTATCCCGCGTGAATGACAGGCGGGCGCAGTTAGGGCTTTCCACCAATCCGGAGGACGCTTCGACAGGGTATTACCGCTATCTGATGGGTACGGATACATCCCCGCTGGCGCAGGCAGCGGGACTGGTGAAGTCTTACGACGAGTTTAACGGCACATACACCCCCACAGACGTTTTGCAGGGCCTGGTCAACAATGGGTACAACACCGCTGATTCGGGGAAACCGAGTTTCGATTATTCCTACGATTCCGAAATGCGGGCGCTGATTGACCAGATTCTCAACAGCAATCTGGCGGACTGGAAACAGGGAGATCAGTATGCTGCCCTAAAAGATCAGTACGCGGCCAACGGCGAGATGGGCATGAATGATCTTCTGGGGCAGGTGTCCTCCCGCACCGGCGGTCTGGCATCCTCCTACGCGGCCAGTGTTGCCAATCAGGAATACAACGACTGGATGAGCAAGCTGGAGCAGGCGGCGCAAGAAATGTACCAGCAGGACCGCAGCGACAAGCTGAACAATCTGGGTGTTCTGAACGACGCTTACAACCGGGAGTACGGCGAGTACGGAGACAAGCTGAACCAGTGGAACACGGACCGGGCTTTCGATTATCAGCGGCAGCAGGATGCCCTCGCCAACGAGTGGCAGCAGAAGGAATGGGACTACAACATGTCTCAGGACGAATATAACCGGCTGGCTCAGCAGGCAGACAACCTTGCGGCCTACGGTGATTTCTCCGGCTACAAGGCGCTGGGCTACACTGACAGCCAGATTAACAAGATGCGGCAGGCGTATCAGATCACCCAGGCGGCAAAGGCGAAGAGCGGAAGCAGTGGGAGCAGTAGGAGCAGTGGAAGCAAGAAAAGCGGGGATAGCGGCATGAAACTGAGCGTTGCAAAGGATAATGCCAAACAGGGAATTTTCACGCAGGAAGTGCTGGATGCGTTCCATAAAAACGGGTACAGCGATGAGTATTTGGAAAGCGCCTATGGATATGAACGGCCCAGCGCTGCCGGTTCTGGCAATGTCCCCAATTTTGGCGATTTGAAGCGTTCGATTCAAACATTGGTTGCACAGGGCAGCGGAGACAGAGCGTACCAGCTGTACAGCCAGTATTTTAACAGTTTGAGCAGCAAGCAGCAGGAAGAGTTAAACCGCATGCTGGGCGCATAGGAGGCGGAACATGGCACAAAAACTGGATCGGTCTTATTTCTGGGATTCTTCCCGCAGCACGACAAACCGTACCACGGAACGGCAAAAAGAAAGCGCGTCCAGTTCGGGAGGAACCGTACAGAAACTGGATCGCAGTTATTTCAATAAGCCGAAGGTTGCCCCCACTACGGGGGCGGTCTCTCCGGCCAAGAAGACCACGGCGCAGAGCAACAGCACCAGCCGTCAGCAGTGGAAGGCCACCAATGGCGGGCGGAAAAGCACCACCAATGCTGGAAAACAGCCGCAGAAAACCACCGCAAACAAGTTGGGGGCGAATACCCGCATTGCAAATTACACCGCATCCAACGAGCAGATCGGCGCTGCCAAGGCGATTGATCGCTACAATTCCATGCTGAAAAGCGGGAAGTGGGCAGACGGTAAAGCGCTGACGGCGGATGACCGAAAGAAGATACAGACCTACATTGCGGCGAACCAGCGGAAAATTGACGCGCACAAAAACTACACGCAGGCTGTGGAAAACCCAGACGACCCGACCTTTACAGAGCGTGTGGGCAAGACCATATCCGGCGGCGCAAAGAATTCGGCGGCGGCTTATACCAATGTGCGAGGATACATTCAGGAAGGCACGCACATGGCGCGGGATGTGGATGTGTCCGGGTGGAACCGGGATCTGAACCGCTATCAATACGAACTGAGAAACGCGGACAACGATGCAGACAGGGCGTACTGGCAATCAGAAATCGACCGGGTGCGTCGGAATATTCAGAACGCTGGGAAAGCAACCGCCGAATCCAACGCATCCGCACAGAAAAATTACCGGCTGGCAGATGAAATTGCAGCCAATGCAGAAAAAGACCTGACCCGTGCAAAACAGGGTGCGGGTGCTGTTGGGCGGCTGCTGGTGGACGCGGGGGCGTCTATGACCCAGAGCGCCCTTGACGCAATCCCCAATCTCATTACTGGCGGCGCAACGGGCATGGTCCCGTTTGCGGCGCGGGCGTTCGGCGGAGCGGCCCAGCAGGCACGGCAGGACGGCGCTACGTGGGGGCAGCAGGGCATTTACGGCGCAGCATCTGCCGCGAAAGAGGTTTTCACCGAAAAGATGTTTAACATCGCAATGCCATTCGCAAAGGCATACGGCGGCGGTGCGCTGGACGATGTGGTGGAACGCGGCATCCGCAGTGCGGTAGACAAGTTTGCCAAAACGGAAGCCGGGGAAAAGGCGCTTGGATCGGCGCTGACTTTTGGAGCCGGAGCGGTTGGCGAGGGCTTGGAAGAGTTTATTGGCGACTGGATGGAATGGCAGCTGCCCCGCATTTACGGCGGCGATGTGGCTACGGCGCAGGAAACGCTTTCTGATTCTTTGTATGATTTCCTGGTGGGTGCAACGTCCGGCGCTATGGGCGGCGTTGTCAGCCCCAATACTTACCACTATGACCTGAACACCCAGCAGGCAACCCGGCAGAACACCCAGCCAACCCCGCAGCAGGCCGCACAGGAGCGCACAGACGTTCAGGAGGGTACACGTACTACCACCGCACAAACGAACGCACAGGCCCAGCAGGAGGGCACGCAGAGGGCCATTCAGGAAGCTGTTCAGCGGCAAACTGCGAGGAATCCCGCTTCTGCGGAGGAACAGGTCTTGCGGCAGCGGGAAGCCGCCGTGCAGAAAACCTTTACCGGCATTGCAGACAAGCTGGGGGACAGCGGCAAAAAGGCGTTTCAGGCGGCATATCAGGGGACGGACCGTGGTGACTACACCGGAGAATTTCTGCGGGCGTATCACGCAGGCATGACCAACCAGAAGAACCCAAACAGCACCAGCGCGGTATCCTTTGCGGCGTATGCGGCAGGGCAGAATGACGCAGCGGCGTCTCTTGCAAGAGAGAAGCGGGCGGCGCAGTTTGCCAAGACCGCCGGAACGGACAGCGGCCTTGTGTTTGACGATTATGTTTCCCGTGAAATGGACAGTGCTGTTGCCGACGAGGTAAACACCGTGGCAAAGGCATTGGGCGTCCGGGTGCAGATGAAAGATCAGGTACTGGGCGGGCAGGCCAACGGCCAGATCGTCGGCAGCGACATTCTGATCGCAAAGGACGCGGTGGACCCTGCTTTGCAGGTGGTAGGCCACGAGTGGACCCACCGTGTACAGGAGTTGGCCCCGGAGCAGTACCGGGCATTCCGGGACGCTGTCACCAGTATGCCGGACGTGCAGGAAGCGGCGAACATCCTGCTTGACCAGTACAACCGGGCGGGCGTTGAAACCAGCTACGAACAAGCATTGGACGAGGCTACCGCCAACTACGCCGGTGAGATGATCGCCAACAGCGACGTGCTGGACGATTTCATCCAGAAGCACAGCGCAGACCGGACGCTGCTGCAAAAGCTGCGGGACGCCATTCATGAGATCGTGGGCAAACTGACCGGCAGAGCCAAGCGGCAGGCCCAGACGGTGGAGGGCAAATTGCAGGCGGCGTTTGAGGCGGCCAGTAAGCAGACGGAAAGTCTGAACAGCAAAAACACCGCCACGGAGGACGGTGAGGCGAGATATTCCCTGAATAAAGATTTCACCAGACAGTTTGATGCTTGGGTAAATGACAGGGATGAAAAAGGCAACCTGAAAACCGGCGGTTACTTCAAGGTAGGTACGACTTCTGAGGCTTTAAAGTCTATCGGGGTTAACGATTATCAGATCTATTGGGATCAGAGCAAAATTGCAAAAATCCTGTCCAAGCATCCAGAAATGACAGCGGATGTCATTAAAAATGTGCCGCAGATTTTAGAGCATCCCATTTTAGTCATGCAATCCCAGACCGTGGCGAATCGTATCACGATTTACGGAGAAGTAATGGATGCAGAGGGTTCCCCCGTATTGGTTGCATTGGAATTGCGCCCGCAGGATAAGCGGGGAGAGATCCTTGATTTCGCCAAAATCGCAAGCGCATATGGCAAGCGAAACGCACAAAATGCGATCAATACTTCCGAAATCTTATACGTTGATCCAAACAAAAAAAGAACCGATGCTTGGTTAGAGGCCCTACGGCTCCAATTGCCCTCGGGGTTAACCAAGTATGGTTCTATTGGTAGAGTAACATATGTGAACCGGGATGTCAATGGAAATCTTTCCTTTGGCGAGGGCGGCGGCAAGACTGCCATGCAGGAAGCCTTTGAAAAGGCGAAAGAAAAAACGCGGTACTCCCTGAAAGAGTACAGTGACCAAGAAAAGCGTGACCACCGCAAGGAAGCAATCGCCTATTTTGGCAAGACCTACAACTGGAATGAAACCGGCTACCTCACCCCGGCAGGGACAAAACTGGACTTTTCCGGGCGGCATGAGGGCGGCCCCGGCGGATACCGGACCGTAGACCACAGGGATATCCGTGACGCTATCAGCGAAGATTACGGCGGGGATGATTATTCCGGCTCTATGGTGCAGTTTATGAGCGAGGGCAATATCCGCATTTCCCCGGAAAGCGGCGGCATCAACCTCTCTGTGGAGCCGACAAAATCCCAGATGGATGCACTGTCGGACTTTATCGGTAAAAACCGGGGCGAAGTCATTCTTGATCTGGACACACCGGATGGGCAGACGGTTTCCAGCACGGAGTATCCCAGGGGGACCCATTCCAGCAAGGTGCTGAATGATATCAAAGCATATTTCAAAGATGGCACGAAGCCCCATGTTTCGGAATTGGCGCAGTTCCTATCATTGAAAGGCACGGAGAACGCGCAGGAGATCGCGGCGCTGAAACGGGAAAACGAGAGCCTGAAAGAGCGGGTTGAGTATTGGAAGGGCCAGACCAGACGGTCTCAGGGCGTGACCACCGACCGGAAATCCGTTCAGAAGGCGGCGGACGCGCTGGTAAAGAACTACGGCGCGGAGATCAGCGGCAGCGACATTGCCGGAGACCTGCAAAGCCTGTATGACTACATTGCCAGCGGCAAGGATGGCAGGGACGAGCTGACCTATGCAGAGGCGCGGAGACGGTCTGATGCCATTGCGGAGCGGATCGCAGAAAGCGCCGTGGAAGTGGACGACCGGGCATACAAGGAATACGCCGGTCTGCGGAAATATCTGAAAGACACCAAACTGACGCTGACGGAAGCGGATGCCGCCGAGATCACGGACTTCAACGAGTTCCGCAAGAGCTTGTTCGGCAAGCTGAAAATCAGCAAGGGCGAACACACCACCGTTGACCAGATCTATTCCGAGCTATCCAGCCAGTACCCGGAGTTTTTCAACGAGGCACAGGATACCAACATCTCCGACCAGGTACAGCGGATCGCGGACGTGGCGAACCGGCTGTACAAGGTGACGGAGTACAACCCCTTTGAAGGCTACATGGGACAGGCCGTGGCGTCTATCTCCAATGACATTATGGACCGGTTCTTTGACCTGCCTCAGACGAAAAAG